TAAACCACGATTACGGCCAAAGGAAATGAGATAATCTGAAAGAAAATAAGCGACATCTAGACGTTTCCAGCGCTTCTTGGAATTTCCACGGCTGTTTAAACAGTCATGTATTGCACTTTCGACAAAGTCCACTGTTAACTTAAAATCTTTTAGATATCTCTTCACTTTTGATAACTCCTTATAAAAAAGGTTTTTTCTCAAACCTTGAATAAACTCTCTGATGAAATGCGCCTTTCGCAATTGCTACTAGACGCATGCGTTTCACATCTTATTTTTAGTCAAAAGACTAAAGACCTCTTTTAGAGGTGTTCTACTTAGATACGACTTCTAAATGTTTTAAAAATTAAATCAGATTGGCGAGCGAGGATGTTCCAGTTAGTGTTACCAAGCCAATTGTTACCATTACAGTAAGCTAATCCAGCATTAGACCAATAGTTCAAATTGCCGAGAGCAAGAAACAACCCCACTTCTTTAGAAGCCCTTATAAAATTTTATCGCTAAGGGGAGAGCCCCTCTTGACTGCTACGCAGTCAATTCACCCCCCTACCCCATTCACGGAGAGGCGAGCGAGGATGCTCCAGCCAGTGTAACCAAGCCAAAAGTTACCAAGACAGCAAGCCAATCCAGCAACAGACCCATAGCCCAAATCGCCGAGAGCAAGAAACTCGCGAGTTCCACTCGTTGCTCCATCAAAATAGATAGCATCTCCGAATCCCGTGGCACTTGAAGAACCATCTTGTCCAGATTGTGTCTGTACGAATGCACCATTTTCTAAATCTAGTTTGATTTCTGTAACGTAATTCCATTGACTGTTCTTAGCAACTGACATTTGATAAGGCAGTTTCTTATAAGTAGTCTTAGCAGTTGCATCATCAGTAATCAGCTTTGTAGCATCATTAGTTAAATATATATCTCTAGTTGTTAGATTGACTATGTCCATAAAAGCGTTAGAGAAAACTTCAAATCCTCCAACCATCAATTCAATGCCTTGCCAAACCATTGGATATTTACCATTTGTCAAACCACTTTTATCTTCGCAAGGGCATCCGTATCTATCTAGCACATTATCACTAAATCCACTTTGCCAGTGCATTGAAGTTAAATAAATATCACTTGATACGGTATCATTTAACTGTACAGGCATTGTACTAAATGGCTCTTTTACGTCTAAATAGATGGCTACATTATTTTCGTCTAAAGATTCTTTTCTTAAAATCTTAACATCATTAGCATATGCGTGGATTTCTGAATATACTCTATCATCTGATGTGCTGCCGTTATCATTTAGATGCTTATATCCGACTGATACACCTGCCCCAATCGGATAGTTATCAGCCTGTGATTTCGGAACAGGAAAATATGTGTGCTTATCTGCGCTTTTGATAGACGCTGGAGTACTAGATGAATATGTAGCACATCCCCATATTTCAGTTTTTGGTGTAGTTGTACATAGCATTAACTGCTGTGATGTAAGAATTGATTTATAGTCACTCATCAAACCACCACTGTAGAATTTTCCTTTTTTCTTACAGTTATTGATTAAACCATAATAAGAATTATCTACACTTGTGACGTTGCCTTTAGCGTTTGAGCAAGCACGAGCTGGAGCCTGTCCTTTTGTGGAATAATAAACTCCGTCAATCATACTTGATACATACTTAGAGCATAAAGTATAAGGCTGTACTGTTCCATCTCTGTTTATACATTCCCTAGCGACTGTATAACCTTCTTTTGGTACATCAGTTCTTGAATAATACCAGTATTGATCATCAGCCCAAGTCTTTTCATAGTAAGACATTCCAAGCACAAACACGTCATTTTTGCCTGTGTCCTTAAAGTTAGTATCGCCCTTAATTGCTGTTACATGTCTGACACCATCATCATCAACATACGCATTGACATCATAGGTTTTAAATAATGGTATATCCTTATAATCATTTCTACCTCTAAATGTCTTAGTTGATGGTTCTAGTACAAGTCCAGCGTTATCATCTAACTTTTCGCCTTCAGAAAGATGTGAAGTTTTCCAAAGTGGGAATTTAACAGTATATACTTTTCCAGTGCGCTGGAGCGCGAAAGTATTTTCGAAAAAGTGCTGACTGTATTTTTCTCTTTCACTTTCAACGGCATCTTCTAGAGTTTTTAAAGCTGTATTGGTCTTATTGGTTCTTTCAGTGTCAGCCGTAACTCTTAATTTTTCCGCATCAACTCTAGACTGTTCAGCATTTACTCTATTGGTTTCAGCTTCACTTCTAGCACGTTCTGCATTAACTCTATTGGTTTCAGCATTAACACGCTGACTTTCTACAGATACTCTTGACTTTTCAGCACTTACACGTGCAGTTTCTGCTTGCTTACGTGCATTTTCTTCTGATGCTCTAGTACGTTCTGCTGACTGTCTTGACTGTTCACTGTCAACTCTAGACTGTTCAGACTGTTTTCTAAGAGTTTCAGACTTCGCGCGTTCATTTTCTGCTGACACTCTAAGGCTTTCAACATTGACACGTGATTTTTCAGCTTCAGCACGTTTATTTTCTGCTGTTGATCGTAATGTTTCTGACTGATTTCTAGCAGTTTCAGATTTTACACGTGTTTTTTCTGCTTCCACTCTAACAGTTTCTGACTGCTTTCTAGTGTTTTCGTTATCAACTCTAACATTTTCAGAATCATCACGTGCTTGTTCAGCTTGTTTTCTTTCGGTTTCAGCGTTAACTCGTAACACTTCAGCATGTTTTCTTAAAGATTCATTTGTCTGTCTAGCTGCTTCGTTATTTTCTAGTTCTGCTTTAAAATCAAAAAGCTCGTCATAAACAATTTTAATATTGGGGTCTATCTCAATATTTTCGATTGCTTCAGCATTAATATTATTAGCATTTACTGTAGCTGTAATAGCATCAGAAATACTAATGTGTTCACCTTCTTGAGCTCGTAAATCGATTGTTTTAGTATCTAAATTTACTTCTGACGATTTGCAAAGCGTATATAAGTACCACGTACCGGGAATACTTGTAATACTTGATCCGATAACTAATTTATTTTTAGTTAAAGGTAATACTCTTGTGATACATTCTTTTGTATCTTTTTTATAAGTACGTGCTACTACGTATTTGTATAATTTTGTGAAATTTTCTGGAAAAGTAAATTGAATTTCTTCATCTAAATTTTCCCATTGATTTCCCACAACAATATTATCAGGTGATGGTGTACCCCATGCATCTATGATAATTTTAATCATTAATTATCCTCCTTTTTATTAGTTCTATTCCAACCCATTGCATTTAAATATGCATCTAGGCTTTCATTTACATCTATAGTTTCAATTTGTCTATTTTTCAATAAAACAGCATGTGCATCAACGCAAGCATCAACTGGATCAATACGTTTAAATTTTTGGCCCGGTTTTTTATCTACCTTGATTTCATCAAATGAATTTCTTACGATTGAAGCATTTAAAAAACTCCACGTTAGGAGTTCGTTATTTTTGTTATATTCAATGTTGTTACTTTTAACTAATAATCGTAAGTCATCTGTAGGATCATTTAAAGACTTACAAGACTGTGTAACAATAATGACAGGACATCCAAATGCTTCTAAATCAGATAAAATACCGTCAGCATTATGTGGATCAATACCAATGCCAGTAAATGTTAGGTTGTATTCTTCTTTCAATTTCTTTAGTTCCTGGATGATAAACTTGTAATCATTTTTAAAATCATTTTTACCGCCTGTTACAGTTATAAGTTCCATTTGTTCCCATAAATCATAAGGTGCTAAGTCTGTTTCAATATGTTCTTCAAGTCTACCTCTAGGCATAAACGAATGTGAATAGAAATAATATTTATCATTTTCTTGTGGAAATTCTAACGAGAACGTTGTTAAATCTCCACCACTTGACAAATCCAATCCTACATAGCATGATTTATTTTCGAAATCTCCTAAAGTCCTATCACTTGCACATTCAGCCCATTTATCTGCTCTAATAAACTGATCGTCAGTGTTTTGAACCCACATGTTCAAAACTTTTGTTAGAAAGTCTCTTAAATCAGATCCTCCCATATCTTTAGCGGTTTGAGCATCTGTTTTTAAGATTTCTAATTTTTCTTCGTTACCGGGAGCACAGATAAAAGGATTTGCTTTAGCCCAGTTATTAGGATCCCAAATATCATCACCTTCATCAAGTGCGTAAATATCTACAAAAAAGTCTTCTGCAGTTGCTTGACCTCTTAAAATTTTTACAGCATAATCATCCATTTCTTTACAAAACGAATTAAGATTATCGCCTCTTGTGGTGATCATACTTACTAGCGTTTCATCTAATGATCTTGTACCATTATACAGAGCTTTATATACCTTGTTATCTTTGTGCTGGTGCAATTCATCAACTGAAGCAAATATAGATCTAAAACCGTCTTCTAAACCACCTTCACGCGATAACGCTTCAATTGTACATTTAGAATTTAACGCAGTAATAGTACTTTTATAATCTTGTACTTTAAAATATTCATTAAGATCAGGATCAATTGTTATAAATTTTTCCATCTCTTCCCAAGCCAATCGCGCTTGTCTTTTCTTTGTTGCTACAGTAAAAAGTTTACCATATCGGTATCCACCAAAACCGGCAATGTATGTACCCATAATACCATTTTCAAATGTTTTACCATTTTGTCGGGCCATACATTTGTAGCTTCTTCTAAACCTTCGCTTATTGTTGGAGCATTTACACCAACCAAACCTACATCCTAAATCAAACACCTGACTATCTAATAATTCAACTTGATTAGGCTTAGCGCCTTCAGCAATAGTCAACGTTTCAGCATACGATAATATTTTATTAGCTTTCTTGACATTCCAGTAGTACGGAAAATCATCAGTATTCTGTCTTGCCAAGTCATTCAAATGCCTTTGACATGCTAGTTTATGTAATTCACCAACACCTTTTACTCTTCCAGAAACTACCTGTTTAGCATATTGAGTAACTCTATCTTTTAATTTCTTACTCATTCATCTTCATCTACTTCAAATTTCTTAAACTTGTTTTCTTTTGGTGTTTCTTGATTTATTTCAGGCACTACCAGTTTACAGCGACTTGAAATAGATAAGCCTAAATCATTTGCTGATGATCTACATTGTTTAAAGTATCTTTCTTGGATCTTACTCCATGCTTCAAATTTTAAAGGATCTTCTTTATTTTCTTTTTTTCGCATTTGCTTTACAGCATTGATATAAAAACCATTGGCGGTAATGTATCTGCCCAATGCATCAACATCAGTTTCACCTAATATTTTTAATTTTTTTAATTGTTCAGCAATTGTATAAAATTCTTTCTTTTGTTTACTTGATAAGTAAGAAGGAGCGATAATATCATCTGTAATCGGTTTAATTTCTTGTTTAGTTCTTTCTTCTATTTCTGCTTTTGTTAAGTGCTTAGCGCCTCTTGCTTTAACTAACTCAATCGGTAATCGACTAGGCATATTATCGCCTCCTTTCTTAATAATTTAAGCGTATGAATACATAAATGTACCACATACATACGCATCAGATACGTTTTCTTTTAGACTGGTAATAGTCCAGTGGTTGGCTGTAATGTCACTAGTTTTAGGATAAAACCTAATCGCTAAAACACCACCAGGAAACATAGCAGGAATAAATACATTTTTATTGGGGCTTTTATCTGTGGGAAAACCTTCCCACATGTACCCCATGGTGTTTCCACCAATCATATTTGTAACTCGTCCATCCCAATTTAATTCAACTAATTTCAATGCTTCATTAAAACGATATTTTAATGTGATACCACAGGCGTTCACTCCGCAACTAATCCATTTGCTCCATGGTGGCACTGTGTCAGCGTCTGTAACAATAGCATATTTTAAATTTTTCCACGGAGTGGATCCATCGCCCATTTTCATACGAACCTGTCCACTGCCTACCCCA